AGTAAAGTCCCAGCCCTGGGATATCTTTCGGAGCCCGATCATTGCCACGCGGCGTGATCGGGCTGTTTTTTGGTTGCACGACAAGCTAACCCGAAAGCAGTAGGTGACGCTCGGTGACAGTCACTATACAAACTTTTTTAAATCTCTCTCTCTGGCGGCGCTGGACAATTACAGCAGTGAGTGTCACGGAGCGTCACCTTAACGCCGGTATAGATCGCTACGGCGTTGATTGTAAAGAGGTTAGTTGAGTGACGACGTGTGACGCTCGGTGACGCTCGGTACGTCACTTCAGTACTATCTGGCCGCCGTAAAGCGTTAGACACGCTCGGATGGGTAACTCTTTAAAGTTAGTGCGACGGCGCTAAGATTCTACTCGCTTGTCTCGGCCATCCTCCCACCCACTCCGGTATCTACCTTCATGCGCCTCACATTCTCCCTCGGCGGAACCGAACCCACCTTCTCCATCACGCCCGACCCACCACCACCCACAGACGGCGTCATTCCCCACATTCGGCTGAACACGCCCAACCTGATCATTGGCGCGGACGATCACGACAACGTCCATCTCCGCGCTCACGGCTGGCGCGAGAACGATGACGCCTTGATCCCTTGCATCATCATCTGCGACCGCCAAACGCTCCACGACGCGATGGACGCCTTCTTCGATGAACTGGCCGACGCGGACACGTTTGTCTCTGCCAGCGTTACCGGTGAGCTACATGCCAGCGACTACGGTGAGGTGCCCATTGACCAGCGGTTGAAGATGCATCTTGAGGCTCATCCCGATGATGTAGAGTATTTTGGTTTGCCGGTGCCGTGCCGAACGTTCATCGTTCATGAGTTCTGTGAGTGCGTCGATCTAGACTTTCCAACCGTTGGGCAGGAGCAAACAAATTGAACCTCACCACCATCACCGGCTGGATCGATAAAGAGCAAGTCAGCCTCACCAAGGTCTTCGCCCGCGTCGAATCCCTCGCCGCCCAAGCCGAACCGATTGTCGCCGAATTGTCCACCATCGAAAAAGGCGCTGCGTCCACACTCGCGGACGGCAGCACTTTGAAGAAAATTGCCGGTTACCTCGTTACGATCACCAACGATGCCGACCGGGTGGCGCTGTTCATCGAGGCAAATAGTGGTGTAAGCGTTGGCACATTGCTGCGCAATGCCGCTACCTTCGCGCTGTCCTTCATCTCCGGTGGATCTGCACTGGCGAGTGACTTAGGTCTCGCTGTCGAACTCGCCCACAGCATCAACAAGCAAAATAAGTTGGCCCTGAACTAAGTGTCCCACCGCGCCACCACTATCCTGATCATCGTCCTCACCATCGAACTGATCGCCCAGATCGTCTTCATCACCGCCGCCTTTACCGGCCATATCCGACTTTCAAATTGTTAGGTAACGGGCTCGCTGCCGGATCACCCCAGTTTTCCATGTAGCGACTCCACGGAGCGGCGAATGGCATTCGCCTCGCTCCGGTGTCAGACGACGAGGCCGCCGATCACGGACATGCGCGGCGGCCTTCACAAAAGTTTGGAGAAATAAATGGAATCAAACCTCGAAAAGCTCTTGATCGGTGATTGCAACACCACGATTTCAGTCTGTGACAGCGGGGGGAAACCTAAACCGCTTTTCCAGGAAAACATCTTTGGTCGATTTCTTCGGCATTGTGGTTTTAATCTGACGATTCCCGGCATTACCGGTTGGAGAAGCTTCACACAGCGGAGTCACAACCTCATCACAGATTCCGGCCACAACGTCGTTGCACTCGCCCTTGGCGGAAATAATGCTGCACCTCGGATCGCTATTGGGTCTGGAAACACATCGCCGACCGCCGCAGACACAGGCTTGGAGTCCTTGGTAGCACAGATGTACGCAACAAATAACCCATTGGCCGCCATTACAACCACGAACACGCCGAACGATACCGTTAATATAGTCGCTGCTTTTTCAATGACGGTGGCAGCAAGCATCGGTGAAGAGAGCATTCAGTATGGAGGTAACATGCTGGCACGGCAGACGTTCACGCCCTTCACGGTCGCAGTCGGTGATATTGTGAACGTTGCTCACAGCGTTGTCTGCTAACTCACCATGGAGTTCGCCCTTCAATTCACGGAAAGCAACATTCTCAGTGAGATGAGCACCATAACCAGCTTCACACCGGTTCGATGGCCTCTCGCCTTCACCGATGTGATCGACTCGCTGATAGAGACGGTTTCTTGTTCGAGCTTTACACCCGTTCGATGGGCAATCGCGGTAAGTGACACCCTCGGAACGCTCATTGAGACGTTGACCCGGATAGCTGGTATTCGTGTTGTCTCGCTTCAATCCTTCTTGGTCCAACCGGTCCAGCGAATGTGGGCAATCGCCGCTGGTTTGCTGGCAAAACAAACTTGGTCTATTGCTCCCGTTACTAGGAGCTTCGTTGCGGGGAATAATATGCCACTGATTTATGCGACCGAAAAGAGAGACGTTGAGGTTGTCGATTTCACATTTGATTGGACGACAGCTATTGGTGCTGACACCATCGCCGGTAGCGTCTGGACGCTACCCGCTGGGGTCACAGCGGTGAGTCAAACTTACACGCCCACGTCGGCGACAGTTCGCTTGTCGGGTGGCCAAGGCAATTACAACTATGAGCTGACAAACGCTATCACGACCGCATCAGGCTTGGTCATGACCCAAGATTTGTTCGTGCCGGTTGTTGCGTAGCGTGCCTGACAGAGCACTGAGACCTTGCGCGTACGGTCCATCATGCAGCGCGTTGGTCGCTGGTGGCAACTACTGTGAGGCGCATCGGCGGTCAAGCAAGAAAGAGTATGACCAGCGGCGCGGGAACAGCACGGAGCGAGGGTACGGGACGGCGAGGTGGGTACGGTTCCGGTCTTGGTTCCTTGAACGCCATCCCATCTGTGAGATTCACACGATAGACAATGACACGACTTGCGAATCATTAAGTGAGCACGTTCACCATTTGGTGAAGGTAAGGAGTAATCGGTCTCTGATGTACGTCGAGAGTAACTGTCGAGGTCTGTGTGAGTCACACCACAACCAACTCAGCTCTAGGGGCCTCTGAAGGGTGGGGCGGCTGCAAAATATTGAGCAGCAACGACTTATCGACCGACCGCTACGTGAAAGTTTTTTACCCTCCGCCAAAAAGTTGAAATATGCCACGCAAACCTAACCAACTACTTTCGCCAGACTCAATCAAGCACAACCCAGCGCGTCATGCCGCCCGAATGGCAAGTGAGCCCAAACCCGCTGGTGTCATCGGCAAGGCACCAAGGTTTTTTGACGCAGCACAAAAGGCGGCATGGAAGGAGATCGTGACCAACGCTCCACCCGACGTACTGACTTGCACCGACCGAGTGATTGTCGAGCGCGTGGCCCGTCTGATCGCCAAGATGCGCGACAACACTCTCTCGACGGCGGAAGGTAGCCAACTACTTTCCGGTTTGGGTCGTCTGGGCATGACGCCCGTTGACCGCGCCCGTCTGAGTGTCACCCCACGCAAGGAGCAGAAACCGGAGAATACCTTCGCCTCATTCCTGAATGACCCAATCCTTCCCAACGGTATGTCACAAGTACGCCAGTGATGTTGTCGCCGGTCGTGCGCCCGCCTGCCGTTGGGTGAAGCTTGCATGCCAGCGGCACTTAGCTGATTTAGACCGTTCCACCGACGCTTCCTTCCCTTATCGTTTCGACGAAGCGAAGGCGACACGTCCGTGCCGGTTCATCCAGGCACTCCCACACGTCAAAGGCAGATGGGCCGCTGAACGCCAACTTCTCCGACTGGAGCCGTGGCAAGTATTCATCGTTGCCAACATCTTCGGCTGGGTGCGCAAAGACAACGGACTCCGCAAGCACCGGCAGGCATTCTTACTCATCCCTCGCAAGAATGGCAAATCGCCGCTCGCCGCTGGCATTGGCCTCTACATGCTCACCTGCGACGACCCGGTTGAAGTCGGCGCGGAAATATATTGCGGTGCCACCAGCGAGAAGCAGGCATGGGAGGTGTTCCGACCTGCCAAACTCATGGCCGACAAAACCCCGGATCTTCAGTCAGCGCTGGGCGTCTCCATCAACGCTAAGTCAATCGTAACTGCGAACGGTTCACGTTTTGAACCTGTGATCGGTAAGCCAGGGGATGGGGCGAGTGTGAGCCTCGGAATTTGCGATGAGTACCACGAGGCCGACACAGCTATCCTCTACGACACCTTCAAGACAGGTATGGTCGGACGCCAGCAACCGCTGCTACTCGTGATCACAACCGCTGGCTATAACGTGGCGTCCCCGTGCCATGACTTACAGCTCGAAGCGCAGAAGGTTTTGGAAGGGACCTTGGAAGACGACCAACTCTTCAGCATGATCTTCACGGTTGATGCCGATACCGATTGGACCGGCGAAGAGGCGCTGAGACTCGCCAACCCAAACCTGGGCATCTCCGTGGATGAGACCGCGCTCCAGCATGACCAAGAACAGGCCGTCCAGAACCCAGCTAAACAGAATGTTTTTAAGACGAAGCATTTGAATATTTGGTGTAACGCTTCGTCCGCATGGCTGAACATGCAGCGCTGGAAGGAATGCGAAGACCACTCCCTAGAGCCGGAACAGTTCGTCAACGATTCACTGGTTATGGCCGTTGACTTGGCATCCACCACTGATCTGTCCTCCGCCGTCAAAGTGTTCACCCGAACCATCGACGGCAAGCCTCATTACTACATCTTTGGCCGCCACTATCTGCCTGAAGCGAAGATCGGCCTACCTGAAAACCAGCACTATCAACGCTGGAACCTAGCGGTGCCGCCCGTTCTTATGGCTACGGATGGCGCATCAATCGACTATCCGCTTATTGAGAGAGACCTGCGTGCGGATATTTCGACGTATAAAGTGCGCGAAATCTGCTTTGACAAGACGTATGCGGGCCAGATGATGCAGCAATTGGCGGCCACCGGCGTAACAACCGTGGAGGTGCCGCAGAAGGTTATGTATCTGTCTCCAGCCATGAAAGCTCTGGAGGCGGCGGTGGCTGATGGCCGGTGTCATCACAATGGTGATCCGGTGTTGACGTGGTGCTTATCGAACGTGGTGGCACATGCGGATGCGAATGACAATTACTTCCCACGGAAGGAGAAGCCAAATTTGAAAATTGATGCCGCCGTGGCTTTAATCACCGCGTTCGCTCGCGTGGCAAGCACTCCCGATCCCAACAAGAAGCCGTCCGCCAACGACATCTATGAAAGGCGCGGAGTTAGAACCTTATGAGCAGAATCGAAATACTTTTCATCCCTGGCATCCTGCTGATCGCCGCTGGTATCGCCTTGATCTCCCACGCGGCGGCGGTCATCTTTTCTGGTGTGGCTCTGATCGGCCTCGCCTTTGCTGCTGCCGCCGTGAAAGCGAGTGAAAAGATCACCGCCGATAAAAAGGCGAATAAGTAATGTCCTTCCTCACCAAACTCTTCGATCTCCGCGACGGCAACCCACTCGAATCACCCACCGTCCCGCTGGCCTCGCTCGCCAACGCCCCCGGCTGGCTGCTAAATTGGGCCGGTGGCGCTCCCACGGACTCCGGCGAGCAAGTAACACCACTCACCGCGCTCGCTTCCACCACAATCGTTTCCTGTGTGAAGCTGATCAGCGAGGGCGCTGGCCAGTTACCGTTGCAGATAATCGAGCGCCTGGACCGTGGCACACGAGTGGCGCACTCTCCCCCTTACTTCGATCTTCTTGGCTCCGAGTGGAACGACGAGATGACCGCCACTGTGGGTATGCAAGTATCGCTCGTTCACGCTTTGCTCTGGGGCACCGCTTACATCGAGTTGGAAAGGGACAATGGCAATCACGTCATTGCTTTGTGGCCGCGTAAGCCATGGCTTGTGCAACCCAAGCGTGACAAGGCGGGGAAGCTCGTCTACGAGTCGCACGATACCGCCAACAATAAGCCGGTGATCATCGACAGCGCCGACATGGTTTGCATTCCAGGGCTGAGTCTCGACGGCTACGTCGGCCAGAACATCATCAGCACTTGCCGCCAAGCGGTAGGTCTGGCCATCGGCCTGGAACGGTACGCCGCCCGTTATTTCGGCAACGGCGGCAGCACATCAGGCGTAGTTGAGGTCCCCGGCGAACTCAGCGACACGGCCTACCAACGGTTGAAGACATCCACCGATCTGCAAATGACCGGGGCTAACCGTTTCCGCCTGCTCTTCCTGGAAGGTGGCGCGAAGTTCAACACGATGGCCGCGACCAACAACGAGGCCCAAATGATTGAGGCGCGGCGGCTGGTGAGGAGTGAGCTATGTAGTATGCTGCGCTGTCCCATACACATGATTGCGAGCGACGAATCGAAGGGCGTGAAGAGCAACACCGAGCAAATCAGCCAAGAATTCATGACGTTCACCCTGAATCCGTGGCTGACGAAATACACCCAGGCGTTCAACTCTCGCCTATTCCCAAAGGCCGGGCGCACAGCCGGAAAGTACGAAGTACGTTTTCACACCAAGGCTCTGCTGGCCGCCGATTCCGCCGCCCGCATGACTTATTACGTGCAAGGGCGCAACGCGGGCATCCTCACGAGCAACGAGTGCCGGATAGATGAGGGTCTAGAGCCCGTGGGACCGGAAGGCGATTTGCTGATGGTGCCCTTAAACACCATCCCCGCCACCCAGCTACTCATCGAAGAGGGCGCGGCTCACGACCCAATCCCGGCCCAGATTGAAGAAGATGAGGACCAGCGAAGCGTCCCGTTAGTTAACCGTCTTCGCGCCAACTATTCCGCGTTGATTACCGATGGATTAAGCCGCCTTTCCAACCGTTCGAAGCGCGATTCCACCGCTATTAGCCAGTGTTTAGAGCCGTGCATGCAGGCTATCTCTGCCTCACTGCGGGACATGCTTGACCTCCAATACGGCGTGACGGTCGGCGATGCCGAAACGAAACGGGCCGTGGAGAAGTATTTGAGCGGCGTTTCCACGAGAGTGGCATCACTCGACTCACCAACCGAAGTGACACGGGTGTTGAAGACACTGCTTCACGCCGCCTATAGGGATTTGTCTGAAGCCCTTGCGAATAAGGCTCTCGAAGAGCCGACCTTGGAAGATTTGCCTTCGCCGGAATAATCTTACTCAACGTAAACGGACTCAGCCGCCATTATTCGGGTATCCGTTTTAGTGGAAGCAAAACCATACGGCGTCATTTATCTCATTACGAATACGGTGAACGGGAAGGTTTACGTCGGACTCACCACGCAGACTCTGAGTGCTCGATGGACCGGGCATCTTGGAGAGGCGAGGCGAGGCGCTAAAACCTCTTTACACTGTGCCATTCGTAAATACGGCGCTGATTCATTCACAAGGCGAGAGATCCATGAAGCCAATTCAAAAGAAGAATTGTTGGCGCTTGAGATCGCCGAAATAGCCGAGTATCGATCAACCGAACCCGAATTCGGGTATAACCTCACTTACGGCGGCGAAGGAGTAAGAGCTTCACCTGAGGCAGCGGAGAAACTTCGCCAAGCACGTCGAAGTTATGCGGCCACACCGGAAGGGGCAGCAACGTTGTCAGCAGCGAGGAAAGGTAAACCGTGGTCTCCTACGGAACGACTGAAGCATGAGTCGGTGCGCTCTATTTATTGGGCTGACCCAGCGAATAGGGAGCGACGGGTTGAACTTTTGAGAAAGGTCTGCTTTACGCCTGAAGCCTTACGAAAACAATCTGAAGCCGGTGTTAGGCGCTATGAAGATCAAACTGAGCGGGACAGGCAGGCCGAGAGGATGAGAAAACGGTTTGAGAAACAAGCGGAACGTGACCGGCTTAGGCAAACAAGCCGTGCAATGTGGACGGTCCCAGGATTCCGAGAGTCACACGCGGCTAGCCAGTCGGCCTACTGGTCATCAAAGGAATCACATATTCGAGCTTCCCAAGCCTTATTAGAGCGGTATAAAGATCCGGCAGCAAAAGCTGTCACGCAGGCGGCTGGTAAGAACTTTCGTACTTCGGAAGAAGGGTTGGCCTTAAACGTCAAGCATTCATTTCGTTTAAAGGAGAACCATCGCATGAAGAAAGCCTGGGCGATCTTAGAAGCCGAGTTAATTGCATCAGGAGACATTACGAATGAAAAAACCAACATTGGGTCGGGAGAATGCATCAAAGCTTGAACGCAGGTTCGCGGGGCAGGAACTACGTGTAAAGCGTGACGACGGCGCACCGACCAAGTTGGAAGGGTACGCGGCAGTCTTCAACAGTGATAGCTGTGATCTCGGGGGTTTCATAGAGAGACTGAGCCCCGGCTGCTTCTCAGCAAACCTCGCGACCAATCCCGATGTGAGGGCATTGATTAATCACGACCCGAATTTGGTCCTGGGCCGGACCAAAGCTGGCACACTTCGCCTCAAGGAGGACAACATTGGCCTCCGCTTTGAGTGTGACCTCCCTGATACGCAGGCTGCACGCGATCTTTCCGTACTGATCGACAGGGGGGATGTATCGCAAAGCTCATTCGCGATGACGGTAGATAATTGCGACTGGACTGAGCTAGCGGGTGGTAAGTGGACACGTACAATCAAGCAAGCGTCTCTCTACGATACGTCATGCGTCGTTTATCCGGCGTACGAAGCGTCATCCTGCTCCGTCCGTTCACTCTTCCCCAACGGTGTACCCGATTCAATAACTACACAACTTCGAACTTCTGAATGTATGTGTGAGTGCGACGAATGCGAGGCAGGTAACTGCCTCGATTGTTCAGACCCTGAGTGTGACGATCCGAACTGTGATTGTGCAGAACGGAATCTCAACCGAGATGTTGAGACCGCCCTGTTAAGGGCGAGAGTCGCACAAGCGCTTTAGATCTTTGCCGTCGCCTACGGCAGCTCTTCAATGAGCAAGGCGGCTGTAGTAAGCAACCAACCCACGCGGGTCACGGTGCCAGTTAATAATTCAGCACAGGAGTAAAACCATGACCAACCGCGAGAAGCGTGAATCCCGCGCCAAGCTCATCAACGATGCGCAGGCGCTGCTAAAGAAAGAAGGCCGTACCGCCGAAGATGTCACCAAAGCCAACACCATGTTGGATGATGCTGATGTCATCAAGGCTGAGTACGAAACTGAGGAACGGGCCGCAGCGGCTCAGACCGACGTTGAGCAACGGCAAGCCCCAGGCCGCCCGAACCCCGGACAGCTTGAGACACCAGAAGCGCGTACCGCCGCTGAGAAAGAAGCCTTCCGTCAGTACATTGTGACTGGCCGGGTGACCCGTGACCAGGGCAAGTTGCTGCGCACTTACAACCCAACCACGATGTCCACGATGTCCGGCGAACTCCGCGACATGAATGGCGACACAGGAGCCGATGGTGGATATATTGTCCCCACGGGCTTCAACGCCGCCATCGAACAGGCCACCCTGGCATACGGCGCTGCTCTGACAGTCGTTTCCGACTGGCGTACAGAGTCGGGCCAGCCCATCCAGTGGCCGTTGAGCAACGACACCGCCAACTACTCGCAGGAGATGACGGACGGTACTGACGTGACGGAGCAGGACATCCCGCTTGGTCAGGTCACCTTCAATACGTCAACTTTTTCGACGGGCGTCATCAAGGTGTCCAGATCACTCGTCACCGATGCCGCATTCGATCTCGGCAGCTTCATCGAGGAAAATTTCGGCGTTCGTTACGCGCGTGGGCTCAACCTCGCGTTGACCAACGGCTCCACCTCCGGCTCTGTTCAGGGTCTTGTCGGCGGGTCTTACAGCGCCGTCACCAGCCTTGCTCCTACGGCCATCACCTACCCTGATTTGGTCGCCACCTACACTGCGCTCGATCCATCCTACCTGAGCAAATCGACCTGGATGTTCCACAACGCGGTGCTGCGCGGCTTGATCGGTTTAGAAGATCTGTACGGTCGTCCGTTGTTCGTAGCCAGCATCACGAGCGGCATCCCCGATACAATTCTGGGCCGTCCGTTCGTGCTCAACCAAGCCATGGTTGGACCGGCTGCGGGCAGCAAGTCACTGCTCTTCGGAGACATGACTCGTTATAAATTAAGGACGGTCGGGGGGCTGGAAGTACTCAAATTATCAGAAAGATATGCCCCGTCGCACCAGTACGGTTACGTGGCTTTTCACCGCCACAGCGGCAAGTTGCTCGATGCGGGCACGCACCCGGTAATTTGCATGATTCAACACGCCTAGTCGGCAATCGAAACGAAGGCCGGATCTAAACCATCCGGCCTTCACTAAGAGAGGCACAATTCATGCAAGTACAAGTTGTAATTCCATTCATTCAACCCAATCTCGCACCGTTTCGCAAGAACGAAATCTTCGAATGTCCGCCTGAAGAGGCAAGGGCGCTCATCGAAGGTGGCCTCGTTCGTCCGGTCGCTAGCAAAGATCCAGAGTTCGCCACAGCCCCCGTACAGCGTAAAAAGACCAACTAATGTCTCAACTCCTCGCACTTCAGCGCGTCTGGCCAACGGGATCAACGCCCGCCGAACCGGTGGCGCTAAGCGACATGAAGAGCTATCTTCGCGTGGACCCATCGTTCACTGTTGATGATGAGTTGATCTCCGATCTCATAACGGCGGCCCGTGAGGAAGTGGAAGACCAGCTAGGCCGATGCCTGTTGCAAAGTAGCTGGGTGTTCAATCTCGACTTCTGGCCAAGCTGGCGTCCCAATGACTCAGCACCGGCGATCCCAGGCGGTCTCTGGTCGGTCGGCTCACTCTGGTGGGACACGCAGAGGATCTTCATTCCAAGACCACCGCTGGTCTCCATTGACTCGATCACCTATCTAGCCGTGGACGGCACCACACAGACACTGCCGACGAATGGCTACTTGGTGGACATGCAGAGCGAGCCAGCCCGTGTCCTTCCTGCGTACAACGGTTACTGGCCCGGCGCACTTCAAATTCCCAACGCAATCACCATCAACTACACCGCTGGTTATTCACCGGTGCCGCGAGTATTTCAGCTCGCCATCAAAATGATCGTTGCGGCTTGGTACGAAAACCCAGCCGACTATGCCATTGGCTCCGGCGCTGCGACCACGATGCCGCGCGGTGTGGATCGAATCCTCCGCAAGCATCGCGTTAGCGGTTTCGATTACAGCGTGAAGTAACTACGAGAACCTTTATCAGACGGCTGGTCGCCATGCCAACCGCTCTTCCTTTATCCGGGCCGTGGTCTTACCTGCCACGGCCTTCTTTTTGGACTTCTCACCACTTTGTTAGATGGCCATCAACCAACTCTCCATCAATCCCGGCGATCTACGGCATCAAGTAACGCTTCTTCAGGCGACGGCGGCTTCTGGTGTCTCAGGAATGACCACGGTGTGGACACCCTTCTTGGCCACCCGCGCGAAGATCATGCCTGTTCGTGGCATCGATAAGATCCGCGCTGGTATCGACGTGAGTACCCTCCAGGTCACGGTGGAGATGCGCTACCAACCGGGAATCACAGCGGCTATGCGGTTACAGACGCCGACCGGAACGTATGCGATTCAGGCCATCGAGAACATTCTGGAGCGAAACCGCAAGATCGTTCTTACTTGCTTGGCGATTGGAGCCAACCAATGATAGTCGCGAACGTCACTGGCCTCGAAGCGCTACAAGAGGCGCTCACTAACCTGGAGCCCAAGCTTCAGCGGAAGAGTATCAAAGACGCCATTCTCGCGGCGGCGCAACCGATCATCGAGGATGCCAAAGCCAAGGCACCGGTATTGCAAGTGCCAACGCCAGAACGTTACCCCGGTGAACTCCGCGACAGCATCAACGTGTCCGTGAAGAGCAAGAAGAATTTCATCAGCGCCCGCATCGGGCCGGAACGTGTGAAGGGCGACAGTAATCAGACGCCCGCCACATACGGGCTCGTAATGGAGTTCGGCGGTAAGCATTGGCGCAAACAACCATACATGCGGCCAGCATTCGACGCTAAAAACGGTGCAGCGCTCGATACCTTCGTTGCCACGCTGACGACTGAAGTGGAGAAATTGGCGGTGAGCAAATGATAGAAGCTGGTTTGGTTGCACTCATAAACGCAGACGCCGGTGTTCAAGCGATCACTACCACTGGCGGCTACCTGTCGGAGTTGCCACCCAATGCAACTTTGCCTTCGTGGACCCACAGCGTAATCAGCGAACCGGTTGACTATTTACTCACCGGCCCCGACACGCTAGTGAAGCGGCGGGTACAGATTGACGCTTACTCTCAGAGCCCCGACACCTGCCTCACCCTCTCTTATGCGATTGAGCAAGTGCTGAGCGGGTACAGCGGGACGTTGCAGGACACAGCCGCCACGGTTGTCGCCTTGGTGGCGAAAGACAATATGACTGACTTCTTCGATGACGACGCAAGAAACTATCGGAGAAGCGTCGATTACTTTGTCTTCTACTACAAGCAATAAGACTACCCAACCCATAAGAGAACGTTCACTTCAGATTCAGTTTCCTTAAGGAGTATCAATGCCCACAGCACCCACCCTCACGCCATCGAACGCGTCACTTGGATATGGAGCCATCTTTTCCACCGGCGTTCTCGCCAGCGGTTCGGTCACCTACACAGCGGTCGCAAACATCGCCAGCATCAGCTTCGAAGGCTTCACGGTCCCCGAAGTGGACGTAACGAACTTGCTCTCCCCGAACATGACCAAAGAGTCAATCCCAGGACTTCTGACGCCGGGCAGCATCTCGCTAACTGGGCAGTTCACGAATGACGCCGGACAGGCAGAGCTGGTCACACTCGGCACCAGCCGAACAGTGTTTCCATTCGAGGTTACTGCCGCGCTCAACGGCGGCAAGACCTACACGCTCCAGGGCAATGGGTACGTCACGAAGCTGTCCCGTGGGCCTTTCGAGGCGGACAAATCGGTGGAATTTAAGGCCGATATAAAAGTGTCGGGTGCGTTCCTCGAAACCATCGCCTAATTCAGTAATCTATGCCCAAAAAAGTCTCGTCCATCGCGAACAAATTAATCAAGAACGTTACCATCACGCTCGACGGTAAGACGTGGCCGGTGGTGATCACCCACAACCTGCTCATCGACGTTGAGGCATTAACCGGCCTCAACGTCCTGAGTGGTGAGGTTAATCTGATCAAGCCATCCGCCACATTACTCCGTGCCATCGTGTTCCTCTCGCTTCAACGCGCTGGATACAAGGGCACCATCGAAAGTGTTGGCGACCTGATCGGCCCGCATAACCTTGTACCTCTGCAAGAAGCCATCCTCACCGCCTGGGCTGCCTCCATGCCGGAGCCTGAGGTGACGGACCCAAACGTGTCAGCGACCGCCTAACTCAGCCACTCACGTGGCTTGATTGCTGGGCTATCGCGAGAATCGATCTAGGTCTCTCCGACAACGAATGGCTCGCTATGACGCCCAGACAGCTCCAGAGCCTAAGAAAGCGAAAGCTGGAAGCGATGCAGAGGGAAGAGCTACTCGTCGGCCTCATTTGCAGCGCGTCGGTCAACTATAGCTTCTGTCACCCGGAGAAGCCCGTGCCGCCCACGTATTGGATGCTCCATCCACCTCCACCTGAGAAGCTTAAACCGCTCACCGGCGACGACATCCTGGCCATGGTACATGGACTTCCAAAACAGTTTGTGATGAGACACGGGGAGGCTTAGTGAGTGTAACGGTCGGCAGCTTAAATATTTCTTTGTCCGCGTCCACTTCCACGCTAGAGCATGACCTAGGGAAGGCTAGCGCCCTTGCGGGCCGCACCGTTGCCGACATCAAGCGGTCCTTCCAAACCCTTGCTACCATCGGTCTCTCCTTCGGCGCTGCTCTAACGACCGGCCTGGGCGTGATGGTAACCAAGTCCGTAGAAGCCATCGGCTCCATGTCCCGGCTAGCACAAGCGGCGGGCACCACGGTAGGTAGTTTCTTAACTCTCGCGTATGCCGCGAAACGCTCCCATCTCGAAACTGAACAACTCGCTGGCGGCATGGAGAAACTCGCCAAAGCTTCCTTCGGTGCACAGAACGGCAACACCACTCTCGCCAATGTGTTCAGTCGCCTTGGCGTCTCTGTAAGCGATGGTAACGGCCATCTCAAAGACACCGGCGTCCTCTTCAACGAATTGGCACCGAAGTTTGCCGCGATGCATGACGGCGCGGGGAAAACGGCTCTCGCCATGCAGGTCTTCGGCAAGGCGGGTGCGGCACTCATCCCCATGCTCAATGAGTACGGGGCGCACCAAGCGGAGATCACCGCCGAAGCAAAACGGTTCGGTGTTGTGATTGGTGAAGAGACCGCCGCGAAGGTTGGTGTCTTTCACGAGTCGTTAGTGCGCCTCGAAGCGGCGGGTGAGGGAGTTGGTCTCTCAGTCACGGCAGCGATGCTACCCGCGCTACAGCAGCTAGAGACCGGCCTGGAGAATGTTTCCACCAAGATCAACCTGCCCGATCTCTCCAAGGCTTTTGGTGAACATGTAGCCGACGCGATCATCAAGATCGCCGAAGGAATGGCGTTCCTGGCCGACAATGCCAAGACGCTCACAGTTGTCTTTGGCGGCCTCGCCGCTCTCAAGTTCGGCACCATGTTCGCCCCGCTCGTCCGTGACTTGACCGGTGGTGGCCTCGCTAACTTATTCGCGGGCTTGTCGAAAGTTACCCTCGATCTCTTCGGTATCACCGGCAGACAGATCATCGCCTTCAAAGACATGGGCGCTGGTGCTCTAGCGGCGGGGAAGGGTCTGTCTGAGTTCATCCAATTCGTTGGTTTACTGGCCAAAGAAGAAGGTCTTGCCAGTGCCGCACAATACGTGCTAAACGCTGCCGTGGAGGTGAATCCTTATGTTGCTGCTGCAACGGCTATCGTGGCGCTTGGCGCTCTTCTGTATGCGTTCCGTAAGTCGCTGATCACGGTCGGCAAACAACAGTATGAGATCCGCGACATCTTCGCCGCCGTCTGGCTCGGCACCAAGAAAGTAGTCACCTCTGTCATTGACGACATCGTCTACTGGTGGCACCGGTTAACGTTCCGGCTATCCGACATATCCTGGATGAAGCCGATCTTTGCTGGTTTCCACGCGATAGGTGAGTTCATCGCCAAGTTGACCGGCAAGACCATTGCCTTCGTGCTACCCCAGAATTTGTTGGATCAAGCGAAGAGAGAGAGAGAAGACGCCGACCGTAAGCCAGCGGCGGCGGCGGCAACGTCTCCGCACACCGACGACCGGCCCTCGCCGGATACCTCCGGCCTTGTGAAAGCGAAACCTGAAAAGGATGTCTTCCGCGACACGCTCGACAAGATCGTGCAAGTCACGAATGCGCAGAAAGCGCTCAATTATGTAATTGGTCAGTCACCAGAGATCATTCAGGCGATGACATCGTCGATGGAGGCCGACGCGCTCATTCTGGAAAAGAACAACGGCCTCCGTGACGCAGGCAAGAAGATACTCACCACCAGCGAACAGTCGCAGATCAGGGCCGCCATCGTCTTGCGCGATCTCGCCAAAACCGAAACAGCCTACAAGCAGGAAGTGGTTACCCACCTGCAAAACGCCCAGCTCCAAATCATACAGGCACGGAACCTTGCTGAGGCACAGTTGCACGGCGTGGAAGCCGTGCGTCAAGCGACCATCGCCAATCAGATCCTTGGTCTTACTTACGGTAAGACCAGCGCTGAAGTAGCGGCGATGTCAAAGGAGATCGCGGCGGCTTATGAAGGGATGAAGAAGCTATCCAGCTTGGAGGTCATCGCAGGCAACAATCAAGAGATCAAAGGGCTCCAGGATAAGACAGTTCTGTTTCGCGCGGAGACCGACGCCATAATAGGTGGCGCGGAGGCGATGCGGCGCTATGAGATCGTAGCCGCTACCTTGGAGGCGCGGCAGAAACTAGCCGCCGCTACCACTGACAAAGAGCGAGAGTCCTACAAGAAGCTAATAGCTGAACAGACGATGGCTGTTAGAAAGCAACAATACATCACACGCGAGAAGAGCGCCGTCACGAACTTTGCCGACCCGGTAAAGGTGATGAGCGATGAGAACGACGAGCTACAGTTCCAAGAAGATCTCTACCGGCAGGTGATGCTGGTGAAGGCCACCAACTTACAGATCATGCAGCGTACGGGGCTGGAGCAAGCAAACTTCAACTCCGCGACAGAGAAGACCATCAACCTTCTGCTTCACGAGGGTTCCGCGCTCGACGGCGTCAAAGCGTTCTTCCTGAAGATGCAAATGCAAGCGGAGAGCGCGGCCAGCATTATCTACAACTCCCTGAATGACGTGTTCAACAAACTGGCCGAAAACTTCGCAAAGCTGCTCTCGGGCCAGAAGTCCTCCTTCCGCGAAAGCTTCAAAGCGGTGGCCGAATCCGCGTTATCCGCAACCTTGAAGAAGGGCATGCAGACCAGTGTTGGCGCACTCGGCAAGGTGTTCGGCGTCGATTTAGCCAATGCCAGCAAGCCCGATGGATCAACCTCCAAACCCTTCTGGGTCTGGATCAAAGGCGGCGTCTCCCAAGTCGGCTCGATGCTTGGCATTGGGGGAGACAAATCAAACGCGTCTGGTGCGTCAATTGGTTATGGTGGTGGTGGCGTTGGTGGATTTTTCCAAGGCTTGCTCGGCGCTCTCATTCCACACGCCAGCGGCGGTGAGGTCAATCCATCTTCCGCTTACCTTGTTGGGGAGCAAGGGCCGGAGATTCTCACGGGCTTGAGCGGTCGCATCACAAACAGCACAGACTCGATGCGGGCGCTGGGCGCTGGGGGTCACGCGGCGAGCTACTACATCGACGCCCGTGGCAATAGCAACCCCGCAGAAACTGAGCAGAGATTCCAGCGTGCCTTGGCGGCGGTCCACGGCTCGGCGGTCAGATCGTCAGTCGCCGTACAGGCGGAAATGAACAGAAGGAGACCAAGATTTTAAAATGAAATCACTTTTACTATTTGCCTTATTCGCATCCGCACTGGCGGCGCAAAACTTTACCAGCGTCACCGCCTCCCATATCCAGGACGCGGGGGGCAATCTCCTACCGTCCGGCCAGCTCTGTGCCCAAGCATGGTCCGGTAACGCGCCGATTGTGTTCCAGGCAGGCGGTGGGGGCATCGTCATCACGACTCCTACCTGTACGACTGTGACCAACGGAGCCATCACTGGGTTTCAGGTGGCGAACTCAAACTACACCAACCCACTGAACGTTACCTATGTCTTGACCGTCACCGATAACTCCACCGGCAACGTGGTTTCAAGTACAAAGCCGACGCAGATAACAGGCTCCACGTGGAGCTATGACGCCTACATTCCGACCGGCGTACCCCTGGCACTGATCACCGCAGGGCCGCCCGGCCCGCAAGGTATCCAAGGTCCGGTCGGTCCGATGGGCGCTGTTACGGCCACGGGAACCGGTGGAGCGTTCACCGTCCCCGGCCTGCTCACCGCAGCGCTGATCACCGGCCCGTGGCTCCCCTGGCATCTACCCGCCAATAGCGGCGTCAAGTGCGACGGTTCCACAGACGACACAGCCGCCATCAATACCGACCTTGCATTGGGAGGCGGCCACATCTATCCGTCCGGCTCCACCTGTATTGTCTCAGGCGCTTTGAATGTGCCGAGTAACACCACCATACTCGGTTACGGTTGCACCTTGAAATTGGCAAGTAACATCTCCAATCTAGCAACGACAAAACTGGAGCTGTTCAACCTTGGTGCCTCCACCGATGTGAGCATCCTCGGCTTCAACATCAACGGCATGAAGGAGTTTCAATCCGCGTTGCCGGATACGCCCAGCGGAACGGTCTCGTATGCGGACCTCTTCTACCTCAATGGTTCGGCGCGGATTCACATCCATGACATTTATGCCACGGAGTACCCCGGCTACTTCGCAAACCTTCAGAACGCCAACTACAACGACTTCGACAATGTCCGCTGTCTGCAATGTGGAACGATGCGAGAGAACGCCATCACGGATACATATGGCAATAACAACTACTCGGACGGTATCTTCATGGGCGGAGCCAGCGGGTCCAGCTACAACAGCGTTCGCCACGCCACCTTCGGCCACGATCAAAGCGTGAGCCCACGGTCGGGTAGTTCAACGGTCATTCCAAATGCTTCTTCGATGCGGGCTGGCGTCACCGTAGACAGTGGCTGGTGGAACTCTGTGGACGACATCACATGTTACAACTTGTCTCGCTGCATTCACTTTGAAAACGACACCGACACCGAAGCCAACTACCACAATACGGTGCACAATGTAAAGATCTTGCCCATTGGAGATGTGGACCACGCCATCATCGTAAACGTCTTTGGGAGTACGGATCACTTCGGTGACAACTCCTTCTCCGACGTTCATTCGCAGAACTGCCGCCGCACCGTTAACGGTGTGGCCAACACCTGCGTTGTCTTTAACGAGTGGATTGGTAACACCTTCGACCATTATGAGTCGCAGCTCAAAGACTCTTCTTTCTCAGGAGCCGTCTTTGTTGCGGGCACGAACATGCTCATCGATAACGTCTCAGGTACCGAGATCAATGGAGGGTCCGCAACTCCGTTTTATCAATCGACGATCAACAACTACCAAGGCACCTTCATCTGGCTCCCAGGAGCTAACCACGGGCTCACCATCAGTAACTCAACTTTCAACCAAGGCTCGGCCAACACCTCATACGTGAGCGCAGGCGGAATCGCGCTGACCAACTTGAGTCAGGTTAACCGCTGGCTGAACAACACATTTATATCGAGCAATACGACCGCGAACCTGTTGACGGTATCGGCCCCAAGCTATCTGACGGGTAACACCTTTGAGTATTCGGGCGGAAGCACCAACACGAATTCTTTCATCCACCTGAATGGCATCGTTCAAGTCAACGGCCTGAACTTCCCGGTCGTCACTCAGGGCAATGCCTTTGTCTCTGACACGAACTCCATGTCGGCTCTTTACTTGGCTGATGGTGGAAACTATTTCGCGCCGGAGCAAAGCAATATCATCGTCGGCACGATGGTTACCGGATACGTTTACAATTACTCGTCTGCAACACCGGTCGGCGCATTCGGTTATGCCAAAGCATCAATCGTGAACTCGGGCACGGTGTCGCAAGGACCGACCTCGGACTCCAACGGCAATCTCATCGTCCCCGTGCAGAAATCCACCACCGGCCAGCGCTACCTGTGCATCGATACGGGTGGACAGCTACACAGCAGCGCCAGCGCTTGCTCAGGGACATAACCTATGATCACTGGAACCTTCAACGGATGGAACATCGTCTCGACCCCGCTAGCGCCAACTTATGCGTCGGTTGAGTTGACGATGAACGATTCGATCTCGGCGAACACGAGCCCGTACACCCATCAGGCGCAGACCATCGACTGGCAGACCGACTGGTGGTCAGGGCATGTGAGCTTGCCTAACATGCCGAGGCATTATGCGCAAACCTGGATCGCGTTCCTCGCCGAGCTACGCGGCTCTGGAGCCGCCTTCTACTTAGGTGATGCGGTGGGAGCCATTCCAAGCGGCTGGGCTCACGGCATCTGCGTGACTGCGGGAACCAATGCCAGCAGATCTTCCACGCTTGCAGTCACCGGGTTTAAACCCAGCATGGCGCGGCAGCTATTGCCGGGTGACTACTTCCAGATCGGTGCCCGGCTGCACCAGAATCTCGAAGTCGTCAACAGCGACTCAACCGGCAGTGCAACGTTGAACATCTGGCCGCGAATTCGCGAGTCCCCCGCACCCGGTACGCCGGTTATTTTCCACAACGCGGTTGGGCTGTTCCGGCTATCGACAAGCGAACGCTCGTTTAACATTTCCGTGGATCACATCTATAACATCAACTTCAAGGTGGAGGAGGCGCTATAAGATGCGGCCTATGACTCCGCTCGCTCAGAGCATCATCACCTCCAACTATGTGTCGCTGGGCCTCTTTGTACAGATGCAGTTCGCATCAAGTGTCGAGCATGTCTGGACGGGCGTGGGCGCTATCTCCTGGAATGGTCAAACGTGGACTGGACTCGGTGACTTCGGCAAGATCTCCGCGATCACCGAGGATAGCAATCTAACGGCGCAAGGCATTACGTTATCGCTGGCCGGTGTCCGATCCGCGTTGTTGGCTGAAGCGATGAGCGAAATCAAGCAAGGGCTTCAGTGTCAAGTGTGGTTGGTTCTGGTGAACCAAGCCGGTGTGCCGGTCGATGCCATTGGCTGTTACGCAGGCATGATGGATCAGTCGGATATAGACGAGGGGCCGGAGGCGAGTGTAATCAATATCGCGGTGGAGTCGCGACTCAGCGATTTGCAGCGGGCACAGAACCATCGATTGACGGACTCCGATCAGCGGATGAGGTATCCAACTGACGACGCATTCAAGTGGACGGCCCAGTTATTGGATTGGTCGGGTGCCTGGGGTGCGAAGTAATGCAGCGGCATAACGACTGGCCTTTGAGGCTTCACCAGAAGCTAATCGAACTGAAAGACAAGTCCTTCGAGTCGGGGCACCACGACTGTATTCTTGCCGCCGCTACCCTCATCGAATCGATGACGGGAACAGACCCAGGCGCAGACTTCCGTGGAAAGTACAGCAGCGAACTTGGTGCAACGAAGCAGATAAAGAAGGCCGGGTTTGATTCTTTGGAATCTTTAGTGGACGACATGGCCGCCAAGCATGGAATGACGCCGGTATCCCCGAACTTTCATCATCGCGGCGATCTGGTGATGCTCGATGACGGTGTCTTCGGAATTGTTCATCTGGATGGTCTTCACGCCGTATATGTAACCACGGAAGGGCTGGCCAAGAAACCACTGAGCGAAGTGAAGCGGATTTGGAGAACCCCCTACTAATGGCCAAGGTAATTGCTGGTGTAGCTTTGATCGCTGCGCTCATCGCCATCCCGCTTACGGGTGGTGGATCACTCGCGCTCTTTTTCTCCACCGGCTACCTGCTCGGGGATCTCGCCATCGCCGGTCTCACCGTTGGCGCATCACTCATCCTCGGGGGTATCGCTCAAGCGTCGCAGCACCAACTCGGGACATCAATCGCCACTCGCCAAGGTGCAGCCGACCAGCAATATGTGTATGGCCGCAGCCGGGTCGGCGGGACGATCATCTATGAATCGATCACCAGCGGCAACGCCCATTACAATGCGGTCGTAGTGCATGCCAGCAATAGCTGCGTCGGCGTGGTTGCACTCTACCTGGACGGTAAGCAATTGTGGTTCTCAAACCCAGGCGGGGCTCCGGTATACATTCCGGGCACGACCACTCCCGTGGCATTGGATTCAGTCACGCATAACTCGCCGATACCGCTGACGAGCTACCGCGACGACGGCCAGACTCACTATGACGCCAGCGGCAACCCGTACAACTTCGGCGGCCATGTGTATTGGGAGTCGCGGAATGGGACAGTTACACAAACCACCTTCACCGACTTGACAGCCGACGACCCTATTTGGCCAAGCACCGCTACGGCGTCGGGTCACTGCTGCTCTTACATCCAACTCAACTACGACTCGGCGACATTTCCGAATGGCTTGCCTTCGATACGCGTGGATATCATCGGCAAGAATGACATCTATGATCCCCGCAGCGGAACATATGGGTTCAGCGAAAACCCCGCGCTCATCGCAGCGGATGTGCTCTGCCATACCGCGTACGGCCTGCAATGCGTTTATGCCAATGAAATCAATCAAGCGCAGCTCATCGCTTCGGCGAACGTTTGCGATGAATTGATTGCTTTGGCGTCCAGCGGCTACGAGCCGACTTACTCCTGCAACGGAACGTTCAGCAGCAACCTCGCACCCGGCGACATCTTACGAGGCATACTTGACTCGATGGCCGGTCGCATGACTTGCGTCAATGGCATATGGAACATCTACGCCGGGTATTTCTCCGGCGCGGCCATGACGCTCGATCAAACTTCTTTGGTCGCGCCGATCAAATGGAAATTCAATCGGAAGTACCGAGACTTGGTGAACGCCGTGAAGGCGAGCTTTGTTTGCCCGACGAGTCCATACGTTTCTGCGGGACCCGGTCTCCCCTATGGACAGAAGATCAGCGGCGTTTTCGATGGTGAGTGGCATCAAGTGGATGCGCCGAACTACATGCAAGATATCCAACACGGCTACGCCGCCGATGCCAACCTGATCGCGGACAATAATGTGCGGCTGTGGCTGGACACTCGCTACCCTTTCACGATTAGCGTAGCTACGGTTCAGCGGCTGATGAAGATAGCGCTGATGCGCAACCGGCAACAAGGCGCTGGCACACTCGCCTTCTCGTTGGCGGGCTACCCGCTCCAACCTCTGGACGTGTTTCAGTTCACTTATCCTCGCTTCGGTTGGGCGGATAAACTCCTGGAAGTGCAACAGACGCGGCTGAATATCACAGAGCCTAGCGGCACCGAGGCATCAAGAGTGTATGTCGAGATGGATGTGGTTGAGACCGACCCCTCAGTCTACTCGTGGAGCGCGACGGAAGAGTTACCGTTACAGGATAATCTGCCGCCGCAGCTACCGAATATGGCATACTGTCAGCCTCCGGGCGCACTGACGCTGGAGAGTGACTCCACGACTATGGTGCAAGGCGCTGATGGCATCCAGAGATCGCAGATAAAGTGCTCATGGACGGGTGTGACGGACGCTTTCATAAATAGAGGCGGCGGCTACGAGTTGCAATACCAGCAAACAGGTACGACAACTTGGTTCCCTTATTCGCAGTTCGGCGGGCAAGTGACATCGTGCTATCTCGGCAACGTGAACGATGGGGTTAACTACACGGTCCAGGTCCGCTCGTACAACACTTCCGGCGCATATAGCGTCTGGATACAAGATTCGATAACCGTTGCGAACGCCAACAGTAACATCACAACGAGCACTTTTCAGGTGAATGGCACGTCGGTCTAGTTCAGCCGGTAGCGCTGACGCTGCATGCTCTCCAAACTGGGTTTTTTGAATTGCGGCGGCCACAGCGCGACGAAAGCGATGCATAGGAACTGGCAGATGGCGTGACGAGCGGACCAGTCGAAGCATTCTGTGTCGCCGTCAAACGCGGCTATCGGTGCATAGCGAGCGGAAGCGAACAGTCGTTTGACTTCGGCCTCTAAAGCCCATATCTCGCCGCAGCTCAACGGAAAGAGCGTCAACAGTTGTACGTCGAGGTTGCTGTAGCTCAAATGTCTGAACCGCTCATCCAAAACCGCTTTCGTTGTCCACCCCACCTTCAGGAACGTCGTTCCGTCTTTGTCAGTCATCGATACTAAGTACAGTCTGGCTCTATCTGCTGGCTTGCGGCTGTGGAGCTTTTCGAGGCTACTTATGCGGCCACATTTAGGACAGCCTTTGCCGCCTAGATGGTTTCCTGGGGTCTGCCAGAAATGTCCATGAAGTTTGCAGTTGATCTGAAGCTTGCTATTGGCGTTTATATATTTGGCGGCAGTGTAACTATATTCGTCGCCGTGTATGAGCCTCGCTTTCCTTATGAATTCTTTGGTTGTACTTCGCTGGGATTCACCCTGTTCGATGCGACGACATTTAGGACAGCCGCAGCCGCCTAGATGGCTTCCTGGGGTCTGCCAGAAATGTCCATGAAGTTTGCACAGGATTTCTAGTTTGATGCGGTTGCATCGGTAGACTGACCGTGGATAACTATATTTGTTACCGTGTATGAGTCTCGCTTT